GTCTACTAGAGCCAAACACTGCCACATTATCAGTGCCGCCCACACCCACTGTGACATTGCCGTTTGCACTCACGATGGCCACATTACTTGTGCCGTTGTTGATGTTGGCCACAGATGTGATCACCCCGCTAAGGAATGCACCATTGCCCAGGATATAGTTGCCGGTGACGTTGCCAGTGGCCGACACCAATCCAGTGATGTATTGACCTGTGGTAGAAAACACTGCTACATTGCTGACAGTGTTGACAGTTATGGTTATATTGGAGTTAGCAGCAGGTATTTTTACATTGCTCAGTCCATTGGTTATAAAAGATCCAGAACTGGCCACAATGCCAGTTAGAGATGCACCATTTCCGTAATAATAGTCAGCAGAAACATTTCCAGTCACACTAAGGCTTGCCAAGGTCAGTCCACCGGTGCCTACATAAATTGAGTTGAATCGTCGAGTTGGACTGCCCAAATCGTACACATTATCCAAGCTGGGAACGATGGCTGCATTGGCCTGTATCTTCCCAATGCCGTTGGGTGCCAAGATCAGATTGCCATTGATATTGGTGGTGCGGATGGTGTTGTTGGCGATGGCCACATTGCTCAGCACCGGACCAGAAGCAAAAATCTGATCAAAGTTTAAATTGGTATAGTCAAACGCAGTGCGTAACGGATCGCCTTGTCCGTCGTCTGGTGCCGCGCCGATGTCAATGGTGTATTGTGTCATTTGTAGAGTCTCTGATTGTATTTACCAGACTCTTACCAAAGGCAGTTCGGGCCTACAGCCCGTCGTTGGTATCTAATCGATGACGAAACAGTTTGATGTCCATGGTATCAAAGTTTGCAATGTTCTTGAACTCTTTGATGTCGGCACTAGTGGGCCCGCAAACACGGATAAATTGTGCGGTTGAGAAATCACTCACCATACTGGCTATCTGTCTTATCCAATTTCCTGTAAAAGTAGGAGCAGCATCCAGAGCTTTGTAGAATTCTGTGCCGGCATACATGTTGTTGAATCGATTGCTGGAGCTAGGCGCCATGTCAAATCCCAACATATAGATACGAGAGTGTCCGTCCATGGCCGCAAGAGCACAGGCAATAGGACCTGAACTGTTGCCGTGGTACTTTCTAGGAACCACTTGAGCTCCTGAATCAGGCAGGGGTCGTCTTGTGTAGAATCTGTGTGTTTTGCTGTAGCCTGAGCGTTGTATGGCTTCAGCAATAGGTCGATCTGTGGCCACGAGACAGTCGGGTTCCCAGTCTCTGTACAGCCCATTGCAGCCGTAGATGGGTCCCAGTTGCTGAAGTTGCACTAGATCTACTCCGGCTCGGCTTTGTCCATTGCCCAATACAAACGCTATGGTCATAAAAAATCCTCTCAGTATGTAGCTGAGAGGATCCTCAGTTCCTAAACTTTAGGAAGTGACGTTGTCCACAATGGCCAGATCCAACAGATTTTGCTGGCCTTCTGCGACGCTGCCTGTGTTGGCAGCGCCTGTGGTTCCTGACTTGATCACTGTGCCTTCATCAGTGAAGAAGTTGGTGGCATATCGTTTGTCGGCAATCACCGAAGTGGCTGCGTAAGTTGAACCGCCAGTCCAATCCAACAAGAATTTATTGGTGAGTTTGCTGACAGTGGTAGCAGTAGAATCAGTTACTGTAAATGTGATAGCCATCAGTCCAGCAGCTGGAGTAGTGTCATCATCCAGCACACAAACGCCTACAGAATTGGCAGTACCGTTGCCGTCGCCTACTGATGTTGCTGTGAACACAGTGCCTACACCAAAGTTAGTAGGAGCACCTGCTGCTGTCCAGGCAGTGGTGCCCACTGACACAATCTGATAAGCCTGACCAACCACAAATGCGCCCCCAGTAACGCCAGTAGCATCCCCCACCAGATACTTGTGACTGCCTTTTTGGCGGATGATATAGCCAGTTGCTGAACCAATACCTGAGCCATCTGGTGCAGCAATGTTCACAGTTACATCAATTCTGGGGTTGGTTGCTGAGGGTGTGTCAGTTGGTGCTGCGCCGCCTACAACACCTAGATATTGAGTGGTGTTGAGTGTGTCAGCAGTGTTGACCACCGGTGCTGTGAGTGACCCAAAGTTAGGAAAGCCAAGATCTACGCTGACGGCTGCGCCGCCATTGCCTGATCCTGTGCTTAATTTTTGAATTTTAAGAGGACGTCCCATTTTTGTTTCTCCTTAAAGAAGTCCGATGAAGGTTCTAGCTTCTACGCGGCGGGTTAAACCGCATAAGACGCAGTATTGCGTACATGCCTTATTTATGGACAACCACTTATTTTTCATGGCATGCCCGGTATTCGTAAATATCCATATGAACACTGAACAACTACTGGCGCAAGGCAATCAACATCGTGCCGATCATCATCCCCAACAGGCACTCGAGTGCTATGCACAGATATTTGGGCAAGACTTCAATCATGGTGCTGCATTCAACAACTACGGCAATGTGCTGAGAGAAATGGGCTATCCAGAACGGGCCATTCCTTTCTTACACGCAGCACATGAAATTGATCCCACCAATGTCACTGCTGAATTCAATCTGGCTGTGGCCTACCTACTCAAGGGCGATTATGAATCAGGATGGAAATACTACGAAGCACGGTGGCGTTATGAGCACATGGCCGGCATCAAACCATCTTTGCCCAAGCCAGAATGGATCGGACAAGACCTCAAAGATAAAACTATCTTGCTGGTGGGAGAACAAGGACTAGGAGATCAGATTCAATTTTTGAGATTTGCAGCAAACTTACAATCAGCTGGTGCAAAAGTAAAATTAGTTATCAGTGCCGGGGTCAAAGCATTGTTTCCTGCACCGGGCGGTAGTATTGTTGGAATCTACGAACCTGGCGAGGATCTTGGCGAGTTTGATTACTGGATTCCCATGATGAGTGTGCCACGAGTGATTGGTTTAAAATTAGACAATCTTGCACATCAACTGCAATATATCGCTGCTACTCCTGAAAAAGCACAAGAGTGGGGCACAAGATTAGGCGCTAAAAAACGCATGAGGATTGGTGTGTGCTGGGCGGGTCGTAAAGACTCCTGGATACACAATCACAAAGCCATGCCCGTGGAAAAGATGGCTGAACTCATACGACGCAATCCTGAACATCAGTGGATCAATTTAACTGTGGATTCAACTGAACAAGAATCTGCTGTGATCACGGCCGCCGGTGGTGAATGTTTTCCGGGCACTATCACTGATTTTGCAGACACAGCAGGACTCATGCATCATCTAGATCTTGTGATCTCTGTGGACACTGCCAATGCACACTTGGCAGGAGCCATGGGTCGTCCTGTTTGGATACCACTTAATGCGTATGGTAACTGTTGGCGTTGGTTGCTCAAACGCGAAGATTCACCTTGGTACCCTAGTGCTAGACTGTATCGTCAACCTGTTATGGGTGACTGGGATAGTGTGATCAACCGCATGCACAAATTCCTAGGTTTTTTCAAGATTTAACTGCAATCTAGCATTTACGATCTGACCAACATCGGTTGACATTTTTTCATGCCAATCGGTATGCATCAACACATGTAAATTATGTTCCACAGTGGGTTGTATCTGTTCTAGTACCCACTGTTGATCCATTGTGGCCAGTTGCTGCATCTGTCCAAACGCCATTCTCCAGCGACGCACATCATCAACTTCCAAATCATAACTTTCGTTTATGATATGACCAAATGTTTTAAACCCTGACTCTCTAAGGTAATGTAGATATCTATAACTTGACAATGCTATAAACAATCGTTGACATACCATGATTCTGGCAATTTTTTCAGTAAAAAACACATAATTATGTTGAGCATTAGTTTCTGTCACAATTGAATATGCAGTTTGCTGATACACACTCACTGGAGGGATCACTGAGAATCTAGCAGCAATATCACGGAACCGGCACACAACACCAGTATGCTCAATTGGTTGAGATGCTACCACATCAGGTTCAGATATTATTTTAGGTCTAGTAGTTTTACCACCATAATAAGTCATGACAGTCTGAGAGGACAACACAGGATCCTGCTCGATCCAATCATGCAATAACGTTCTGTAAGGTCTTTCTCCGCCAAGCAACACATCAAACAATTGAGATTTAGATCTAACTGGATCAAATGTGTTGATATAATTTTGCATGGTTGGATGTTTAAATACACTTACAGCATCTTGTAACCAATGTTGCCATGTTACCCAAGGATAGTTCAACATTCCAAAATTATGTTGTCCGGGTGTAACAATCAATAAGTTTGGAAAAGTAGATACCCAATCTAATATTCTACCGATAGTAAAAAGTTCGTCAACAAACCATACACATTGCACAGGTTGAGATACAAGTTCTCGTACTCGTTGATGCCAAACTTGATAATTTAGAGTGTTTGGATCTGTGCCATCTGTGGGTTGTATTAACAAAATCACATGGCGTTGATCACCCTGTAGATTTGATTTTAATTGATCAAAATTTTCACATAACACCGATTGAGAGAAATATTTTTTTACTATACCAATTATTTCCTTTGACGGGCTATCTTCTGGATTGGCATGCAGCCAATAAGTTGTTGTCATTGTGTCAGCAAGTTTTCCAATTTTAAAACAGCCATCTTAGTAAGACTTTTTATAGCTGTAGGATTATTGAACCACGCAACATTGTGTTTGATCATATCCAAGTTCTTTTCATAAAGATCCGCAATATCATCTCTCTGCATGAGTTGAACAATGAGATTGGCCTTGTGTTCATGTGAGCCCACTTGGTCAAATTCATCCCAGATCTCGAATCCAAGATCTTTAAGAGTTTGAGTGGCTTGTTCGGGCCCATAATTGATGACTAAGCAACCACTACGATATGCTTTCCAAGTTTTTTCACTCAACAATACT